TACTTGAGCATCACTAGAGGCATTTTGAGCGCCTCCTTTAGCTTGTATAGCTAAAGACTCTGCATTCTGTGCTGATACTTTAGCGGTCGATGCGGTGGCTTCTGATGCTAACGCATTTACTTTGGACTGTGTAGCAGCTGCTTCAGCTACTTGAGCATCACTAGAGGCATTCTCAGCTCCTCCCTTGGCTTGTATAGCTAGTTCGTTAGCTTGAATAGCGGAGACTTTAGCAGTCGATGCAGTCGCTTCTGATGCTAGAGCATTTATTTGAGACTGACTAGCAGCTGCTTCTGCTACTTGGGCATCGCTAGAGGCATTCTGAGCACTGCCCTTGGCTTGTACAGCCAACCCTTCTGCTGTTACAGCACTAACAGCTGCCCCGCTAGCAGTGTTAAAGGCACTAGCTGCTTGCAAAGCGAAAGTATTGGCACTTGAGGCTTCAGAAGAAGCGAGTAATTTAGAGGATAATGCAGATGAAAACGCTCTAAAGGCTGCATTAGCATCACTTAAAGCTTCTAGAGCATAAGCATTAGAGTCAATAGCAGCTGCATTTGCATCCGACTTAGCATTTTCAGCAAGTGTTTTTGCAGCAGTTGCAGAAATTTTTGCAGCATTTGCATCCGAAGAAGACTGAGTAGCATTTAAGAGGGCAGCTGCAGCATCAACACGAGAAGAGTCTGCGGCCGTTTTTGCAGATAGGGCAGAAGATCTAGCGGCTTCTGCATTATTTTTAAAGTCAACTGAAAGAGTAGCGGCTACAAGGGCATCACTTCTTGCATTGTTAGCAGTATCTTTATACTGTGTAGCTAGATTTTTGGCTTGACATACTGATTGTCTTGCTAAAATAGATGCAGCTTCCGCATCGCTTGCAGAGCCTTTATCTTCTAAAATAAGAGTAAGTGCTGCAGTTGCATCCGATTGTGCTTCTTCTATAAGAGTTAGAGTAGTAAGCGAGCTTTCATAAGTGCCTAAAGCAGCAGAGAGCGACGATAGAGTAGCTGTTGCAGAAGCCCCAAAGTCAGATAATAGGATTGCTCCGAGAGTAATCGAGCTGGACGATAAATTACCGTCTGCGCCTATTACTTCTTTATCTCCGACTTTAAGTCCATTTTTTATTCTAAAATGTTTATCGTTCGCCACGGTTCACGTCTCCCCTCTGGCTTGTCTTACAATGAAGATCTTTTTTGAAATTTTCGTAAAGTATATAAAATTTCAACTACTTTGTCAAGGACTATTTTTTTGCTTGGTTAAGTACAATGATAAGTTGTGTGAAACTTCAAAGTTTTAGCACCTCCTGAAGTATTTAGAGCTGTCAAGGTATAGAACTCGCCCGATTTGCCTACGGAAAAACTTATATTCTTTGTACTGCCGTCACTGCAAATTACTCCATATTCTGTTGCATAAGCATTGCTTCCTGAGCAAAGTATGTTTAACTCTGAGCAAAACTCTGTGGCACCCTCATTTACATGAGCAAATACTTTCGCCGCTTTTATATCCGCAACAGAGAATACTAAAGCCGTAGAGTTTGCAGCATGACCTGCTGAGAAGCTCAAAGTAGTTGTATCTTGACTAGTATGTCCCATATTAAGAGTGCCTTTGTCAATTGTAGTACCTGTACCTAATTTCAAATGTCCTGTTGAGGTATCTAATGACATGGCATCAATATCTTGGTAATTTGTAAATCTGAGGTTTGAACCCTGTGTGGTAGTTTTAGCTATAATTTTAGAGGTTTTTCCGCTATTATCTGTATTTTTAAACCTAATGGTTGCAAAATTTGTTCCTATGTCAGAGGCATCGCCTGAAACAGCTAAAAATCCATGTGCTCCTTGTAGTGAGGTGACCTCTAAATTGTCATTTACGCCAATGCAGTTAATACCCGCATGCCCTCCTCTTGAAAGAGTTAACGATCTACTGAGTCCCGTAGACGAGTTAAGGGTAGGATATTGCTCAGTGTGCTGTATTCCAAATTCCATAAAGCCGTATCCGGCATTCTGCTGATTTGGTCCACAAAATATATAACCTCTTTGACACACCGGTACATCTGAATTTAAATAATCTGTGAATACTACTCCACTACCTTGATAACCTCGTCCTTGAGTTTCAGCATCATATTCATAAGGATTATGTATTTGAAGAGCCGCATTCGTTGGTACTGAATTGGTTGCTCCGACAGGATTATGTTGCCGAGTAATTTTTACCGCAGGGTTGGTAGCCGCATCTGCAAAAGAAAACTTAGAAACAGAACTAGTTGTTTTTGATATATCTAAAAAAGAACCTGAAGTAGCGGTCATCTTTAAAGATGCATTAGTATTATCAAATAGTATAGAAGTAGGTTTAGTAGAACCTCCGGCAGACTTTATAGTTACAATTGCTGCAGAAGTAGAAGATTCAAATCTTGCTATGTCTTGTTGGGATTGTTTTACATCTAGCGGAACTTGTGGATCTGTTCTGCCAATTCCTACTCTCCGTTGTTGCGAACTCAAGGTCATTATGGGAATGTCATTACCTGAGTGAGTATTTATAAATTTAAAATCACCAGCACTAGAAGGATCTGCTCCTGTACTAGCTAACCAAGTACCTCCAATATTTCTAAAGGCAGCACCATCACTAGTATAAACATTATAGCTTGAAGTAAAACCTGCATTATTAAAGAAAGCTGTTCTTTGTACAGAATCACTATTTGTAATTGTTACATTTATTTGATCATTGGTGTTATCGCCTGACTGCTCGTCAGATGCCCACAGCCCTGCCACTTTAGTTCCAAATTTAAACACGGGATTTCCAGCTGTGCCATGAATGTCAGATCTGAAACGGTTACAAGATACTTGATTTGATATCTCCCATTCATCATTAGTCTCGTTCCATGCCAAAGATGCATCTGTTTGACTAATACCTGTTCTATCTACTATTACCCCTGCAGTATCAATATCTGATGCTGCGGATGCTCCCGATGCTAGAGTAATATGCTTATCAGAAATTGTTAAATCTTGTTGAGTAACAGTTGTCTGTACGCCTGTAACATGTAAATTTCCTGCAATGGTAACCGTACCCGCACTTCCTGTAATAGCATTCGTAGTAGGACTAATAGTTGTAGCATGAGGACTAAAAACTCCCCCTCCCAAAGTTAAATCTTGTACAGTACTATTTTGAGAAGATTGAGTAAGAGCACTTTCTCCTTGTCCTGGTATAAGTTTACCGTCATTAGATGTAATTTTAAACAATCTATTTATAGGATAAAAACTTGAATTACCTCCTGAAAAAGTTAAAGTCGAGTGATAAAAATATTTATTTTTGAGAAGAGTTTCTGTATCTGTACCTGTTGTAAAAAATCCCTCCGCATCTATAGCGCCTCCTGGTACAACTCCTACTGTCGAGTGTATTGTATCTACATCTACTATATCTTTTGTTAGTGTTTTTGCTAAAAATTGAGAGCTAGTAGGAGTACCCGTACTTACTTTAGAGATACTTACTGGAGCTATTACTTGAGTTGCCGCAGCTTCTGCTGAGCCGGTACTTCTATTTAGTCCGAAAGTGACAGTATTAGGTATGTTTGCTAAAGCTGTTGCTTCGGTATCTGGCTTTGCTGAAATATGTGCAGATGTTTCAGCATCCATAACAATATTAGCAGTATCATTAGAGTTAATATTAAAGGTAAAGTCTACACTTCCTCCATTGATTTCAAAAAGTAAATACCCAAACTTAGAAGGTCCAGGTATTGTATAGTTAGACGTAAAGGCAGAGCCTGTAAGAGCATTAATAGCTCCTGTCACACTTGTAAGGTTCATACCTGAAACAGTATTTTCTAAATTTAAACGTACAAGCTCCCCTATTTTTACTGCCCTATCTAAAGCATCCCCTCCAGGTTTCTTTATACTAGAAGCTCTGGTTAAGTTGGTTTGTCCGGAGGCTGCAAGGGTTGATACATCTACTGTAATAGTTAAAGGGTTACTCCTATTTCCAAAGTATTCTTCAGATACTTTACTAGACATTTTTGTAGTGGGTATAGACAGAGAAGTTACTAATTCAGTACTTGCTGTTAAAACTAACTCCTGAAAAGTAGTAGCATCAGTTTTATCTACATTTCCTGTAAACAAATCACTGGCTGTTGAAATAGGCGTACTAAAATTTCTTGCGAACTGAGTAATAGCAGAAGGTGTAAATCCTCCGGTATTAGAGTCAAAGTATATATTATTATTTGAGTCAAATAATTGTAAATTATCTGCTGTTATTTGACCTTCTTTGCTCACTCGAAAAGGTGCTAATCTAGGATTATCATTACCAGCATATATTCTAAAATTAGAGTCTGCTCCATCTAGGGCGGCATAACTGGAAGGAATTATATTACCCGCTCCAGTTCTATTAAATACTGCAATAGTACCACTAGGACTAATATTATAACCTGCAATACCTTCTGAAGCTAACTCATTTGCATCTACAGAGCCATCCTGTATTTCTGAACCTGTTATTGTACCTTCGCCGGCTCCCCCGCTAAAAGTACCTGTAGCTCCGCTAATATCTCCAGAAAACGACGAAGTACCATCTGAATTAATGAAAAAATTACGAGAGTGTAAAGACCCTTGATTATGAATAACAATACCGTTATTATTTAAAAACCCGCTAGCAGTTATATTTGCATTAGATGCAAAAGATAAATTAGAACTGAATAGTCCTTCTTCGTGTATCTGCCACCCTCCTATCTGTCCGGAGCAAGCACTAATATTTCCTTTGAAAAAAGCATCACCATCATTATCTATATAAAAATTCTTAGCATGAATTGACCCAGTTTTTCTAAGAGTAATTCCTGAGCATGCAGAAAATTCAGAAGTATAGGGTCTAGTTCCACTATATATAGAACTTGCACTTAATTTCCATCCTGCTACTTCTCCTGAAGTTGCATCAATAGCACCAGCTGTTGTAACAGAAAACGGAGAATCAGAGGTATCAGTACCTCCAACAACTATACCATTTTCATCTATTTGTATAGAATTTATTCCTTCACCCATTTTAAAGGGACGACCAGAAGAAGAGTTCTCAGTACCTTGCCTACTCCAAAGACTACCTATTTCTGAGTCCGAAAAACTTCGATTTGCAAGCCAAACGTCAGTGAAAGCACCTACGAAGCCGTTATTTCCACTAGCCCAACCACCTATTGTTAAAGGTTTGAGTAGTATATTTCCATCAGGCTCTGATGAGTCATTAGGTAATAAAACAGAATCTTCATCAAGAGATGCAATAGGGATTCTGTCAATGTATAAGTATGCTTTATACCTATTTTCTTGTGTATAGTCGTCTGTAGATAAAGCTACCTGGTGCCAAGCGCCTTGTGAAACTACAGAAGACATGAGAGTACTGCTTGTAGTTTCATCTACTAAAGATATTGTTTGATCACCGGAACCACTCTGATTTAACTGTAAAGACCAGAGATTTTTTCTACCTATTAATATAGCATCATTTTCGCCGCTAGTAGAATCTGATCTAAACCACATCACAAAATCCCCTCCTGAGTTATTTGTGTGGCGGTACGCAAAATTATCTCGTAAAAGTCTAACATATTGAGAGCCATCTAGTAGTATTGCATTACCTATAGGGGATTCACTAGTTATAAGTGCGCCTGATCCTACGACTTCGGCAACAAAATTAGAAACTTTTTTATTAACTCCTACTACTTTATTATTAATCATACTATCAAAAGTAAAATGAGCTATTAGAGTAGAAGATTGTGAGGTAGGAGACAACGAAGGAACTAGGGTAGTGTCTAGCGTAGTCATTAACTCATGTTCGTATGTATTTTGTCCTGTTTTATAAACTCTTGCAATTATACTATCCTGTAAGGGATCTATTCTAAGATTTACTCTTCCAAAGGTATTATCTTCTATATACTCAATCTTTTCAGGGCTAGCTATTTTTAATTCTGTTTTTGATATAATTTGAGATACTTTACCTATATAAAAAGAGTCATTGGCATGTTGTGTGGAGAATATAGTATCGCCTTCTATTAGCTCGCCTAAAAAATCCGTATTATTTCCAGTAACAGTTGAACCTGCTACGCTTATTGTACCTGTTAATGCTACTCCGTAAGAAGAATTCGATTGCCCTACAAAGTCAGACTTTTCGCCTGTTCCTGCATCATACCAGAAAAAATCTTTATGTCTTGTCTCTAGTTTTATAAGTCTTAATTTATCTATAGTATCGTCTGCGCTCAATAATATATAATGTGCAGAAGGTAAAATTCCTGAGATCTCTGCAGATTCTGTAATTTCTAAATTTGATAATATAGGTAAATTATTTAAAGGTTGTTTATAAGTATCTTCGATACCTGAAAAGTTTGTAGCAGCTATAGAGTCTTTTCCGGAAGGTTTAAAAGTCCAATCATGCTGCTGTATATAAAATACAAAAGAATCTCCTACACCCCTAAAAAATGTTGGACAACTTATAGAACCCCCTAAAGATACGCCTCCTATAGTTCTAGAATCATCAGAAGATCCTTTTATCTCTCTAACCTCTATAGTTTCTGCGTACATTGCAGATTTTCTACCTATGTCTGAAACAGCTTCAATCTCAACCGTATAAAACCCAGGATCTATGTTATTATATGTTAGGGAGTTAGCAGGAGCTTCAACTTCTCTATAGAAATTATTTTCTCCGTTAAAATCAGTACGCACGACGTATTTTACAATATTATCTGCAATAATGTCTTTTTCGGTTGTAGGGTGTTCCCAAGATACTACTATTTGTCTTGACATCTTATTTTTAATTCCTTACGTTATCTTAAAGAATAAATCTTTAACTGGAGAGGGGTTTTTAGGGGCGGCAAGTACGGAACCTTGCCCTTGGGAGGTTTCAACAGGCAGTACTTCAAGACTACCAATTCCTGAAGAAATTCTCTCGCCTTCTAGCGTAGGAACACTTACCTCTAAGGGAGATGCAAAATCTCCTTCATTTTCTATATCATAGAATTTTTCATTAAAATGTTCTACAGCAGTTATAGATACGCCCCCATTACTACCCTCAGCAAGTGACATAATCTTATATTGCTTAGCACTATTTAGAGTGTTATTTCCTTCGGGGGATGTTTCTTCTATAATCCATACACTGTCTATTTTTGGTATTTCAACAAAAGCTGATGACACAGTTACAAAGCTTAAAGCAGTTGATGCAGAATGTCCTCCAGGAAGTGTTATATCTTTTGTTTGTATCATACTGTGCTCAGACCAAGATAGTATTAAAGGATCTCCACTTTGATTTGTTTTACAATTAGTAGCTTTTTCTTCAGTATCTAAAATACCATAGGTATACGACCCATTGTTATAATACCAAGCTTTTTGTATAAAGTCTCCCGCATAATAACTCGTGTCATTACCTAGGTTGTCTGTAATAACTATTGCTGTATTAGCAGTATCCATGGATAGTAACGCACCTCCTGTAGGTAACAATATAGAAAGTTTATAAGTATTGGCAGGGTCTAAATATACTTCACTATCTAAAGGAATATTTGTTGTACTAAGGGTTGTAGCTGTATTAGTAGAGGATATTCTACCCGCTAATCTTTTTCTTGATGGAGCCATTGAAGGGTCGGATATATTTATTATATCTCCTGGAGCCAAAAAATTACCCTCTATTGAGGCTTCAAATGATGCTATTCTGGTCTGATTTGCCGCTGTCCATAATTTCCAATATCCGTATCTACGGGCTTGAGTTTCGCTAGTACAGCCAAATGCTACTGCTTTTTCAGATAAAGCTATTCCTGTTTTTATTATATTTTTTCTATCTTCTACAAGTAATGCTTCTAATTTAAACTGATTTGCTGGGTTGTTCCAAGTAACAACTACTTGATTAGCTCTAGTTTTACTACCTGTTGTTTCATATTTAATATTACCATCTATTATATTTGCTTTAGAGAAATTATATATAGGATCTTTTGGCATATCTATTACAGGAGTAATTTTATTGTTATGCCAATAAATAATAGCTCTAAATACTGTGGCCATATCTTTTAGTAATTTGTAACAGTCAACAGGTCTAGTAAGATACAGATTACAAGTAAATCTAGGTTCTAAGCCTGCGTTGCCATTAGATACTAACTCATCACAATATCTTGCAATTCTATATAACGCATATTTATCTAAATCATCAGCCTTTACAAAATCCCCTAAGCCATACCTATTATTTGTAACTATATCATAGAATACCCAAGCAGGGTTGTTTGTATATACCTTCGTATCTCTAAAAGAGCCGTCCCAGTTTACGTAACTTCCATTATTAGTACCATCACTATTTCTATTATAGTTTGCTATTCCTGAAGGAACTTCTTCTCGAGTCATATAATTATGTGGTACGCTTACCTTCATACCTCTAACATGATAGGTTACTTGAGGCATCTGAGTAAATTCTTGAGTACTGAAAGTAGTTTTTGCAAGCGCGCTATAAGGAAAAGTTGTTTTTTCTAGGATAAAAGTGGTACACGCACCTATATTAGAAGTAGCAAAATGATTTGCCCAACCATCCTGCCTGCCTATTTTAGCAAAAGAAGCCCCGGCATAAGCATCTCCTGTGTCACAAGTCATTCTTTGTATAATAATCTTAAAATCATCAAAAGGGGCAAACTTAGCTATGTTTATATCATGCTGAGCCGTAAACGCATCTTCCGTATCTCCTGAATGGGCTAGCATACTAGCAATTTCAAATTTTTCAGGGTTAAATCCAGTCTCACCGGTATCTTTTAATTGTAAAAGTACTCTATATTTAGCATGTCCGGTACCTATATGCCCTTTCTTTTTAGTTCTATGATATAAGCCATTTGGATAGTCAAAAGTTAGTCTTACTTTATCAGCCTGTCTTATTTGAGCTAAAGTAAGGTTAAGCCCAGTAGCAGAAGAAGCTTGAATAATAGTATCTTCTACACCCTCATGCTCTGTTTTTGTACTATTAGGATCAACTACAAAGTCTTCGTGTTGTTTTAACTCTGCGGCCGGTGTAGGAGTTGTTGTAATTGCTGCAGCTATATCTCCTGCAATTGTTTTTTGTATGCGATTGCCTACCCTAAACTGAACCGAACCTCCTTTAAAATTTGAGTTTGTTAAGGTATTAAAGGAATCTAGATTAGGATTAGCGGTTTCTCCATCTATGAAAGCTTCTCCTATATTAAAGTCGTAAGTTCCTGTTTCCCCTTCCCACGTATATTTTAGGTTAACATTATCTACATTTTGCCAGTCTCTATTATCAGGGGTAAAAAACTGTGAAGATAAGTCTGTAGAAAAAGAACCTCCCTTTTTTCTCCATTCGAGTTTAGTATTATCGGCCTTATAAAAACAATAACGAATAGGGTAATATTTGTCTTTTTGAAGATATATAGCTTTAGAAGTTACAGGAGATTTGTTAGGTGTACCGCTACTTCGTCTTCCCCCGGTGGTAGCCGCTACAGTATTAGCTATTTGTTTGTGGTGAAGTCTAAAAGTACCTCGATCCGTACACTCGTTCCCCAGCCATAAATAAGTATACGCTTTACTAGTTAGTTTAAATTCGTATTGACCCGAGCTAGGAGGTCTAAAGTACCCTATATAAGTGTATCCATGTATGGAAGAACCTCCTACATTTACAAAACTACTTTTTATGTTTACACCTGTTCCAGACGCTAATACCCCTCCATCCGTTAAACTAGTAGAAAAAGGAAACTCTGCTCTACCTTCTCCTGGATCAAAAGCCCATCTTATATTATCAGGTGCACCTTCATAACTTTTTGAATGTCTACCTCCAGTACTGTAAGTTTCGGTGCCTGCTCCCGCCATAACAAGGCCTCCCGCAGTTAAACCCGAATTAATCTCTACAGGTGTAGTTACATCTAGACTCACTTCGCTATCTACTTCTAAAACATAGCTGCCTACCGGCGGTAGAAAAGAGGTGCTTCCATTACCATCACTTGGTAGCCATGTGGCAGATCTAGGTGATGCAACACTATGTATTATTCCTTCAACGTCTACATAGCCTGATGCAGGGTTTCCTTTAAGACGCGCGGGTAGGATTGCTGATCGAGTAGGTACTCCTACAGGTGATACTAATCTTAAACTATGTACAGATTCTGCGTTATTTGCATTTGTAGTAATATTAATCGTATTTACTATAGGCTGGGGCGCAGGTTTAAAAAGCGTAAAATTTGATGCAGCGTCCGCGATAGTATTACAAAGGTATACCTTGCTTCCCCTTTTAACAACATAATAGGTTTGTCCACTAGTTAAACCTGCTACATTATTTGTACCACTTATATGTGTATAGACTACAGCTGCAAAAGTATATAAACTCTTAAATTGATTAAAACCACTTACTAAGTGTCCGTCTTCTACTTCAGAGCTTCTAAACTGTGCAGTATATAGCTTATCTAGACCTTCTCCGCTCAACATATCACTAGTAAAAAAGTCTGACGATGTTGTAAGAACAAATCCTTCTCTATCTCCTACAGTAGTTTCTGCTGCTGTACAAGATATACTTCCGTTACCTTTAATAACATTTACAGGCCTGCTTTTAGTTAGTTTTGTACTTAACTCTACATCTACTTCACTTTTAGAACTAAGAGTAGCAGTCTTGGATCCATTAGTGAGAAAAATTTGTGTGCTGTAAGCAGAGGAATTATTAGCAGCAGAATAAGCAGAATCCATCAACGGGATTCCATCAAACATAACACTTGCCGGACCTTCTACAAGACCTTCTATAGGCCCTTCAGAAATCAAATCCATATTATGTATAATTCTAGAATTAGTTCTAGTCTGTCCTTCTGTAAACCAATCTTTTGTTCTTGAGATTGCATCTTGTGCTGCTTGTCTTTTATCTTGTGATGATAAGGCCATAATTACCCCCCTTCCGTTGATACTGTAATATTGTTTTGATTATCTAATTTATGTACTGGATTTGACAGTGTGTGCCCTTCGTACGTGTATACCCCTATATTTTGGCCTGGTATCATTAGTTCACCATATAGTACGGGTACAGGGTCTCCTTCAATAATATTTTTATTATTACCTTGAAATAAATAGTTCGTAGGTTCATCCTCGTCTTCGGCAGGATCGGGAGCAAGCATTTTTTGTAAACCTTTCATAGCAATATTGGTAGCAATAGTTTTATATATAAATACTCCTATTTTTTCAGATAAAAGCGCTTCTGCCCCTAACTGTGGAGCATATATAAACATTACGATAGCTACTAGTGTTTCTAAAATACCACTGTCTCCACCCGCTCCCGCAGGTACAATACCCATCGTTACATCGCCTTTCTGTAGAGGTAATAAAACATCTAAAGGATTATCTATCTTAGTTTCCTCTACTAAAAGAGAGATACCAAGTTTTTGCTCTGCACAATTTAATAAGTATTTCCTAAAACCAGGCTTATTTACGTCCAGGCACTTAAAAATATCTTCCAGCTTGTCCCCTTCTATCTCGAAGGCAGTGCCGAATTTTTCGCCCATTTCTCCTGTTAAATAAACCTTACGCTTCATGTCTGTAAACTCCTGTTATATACTGTGCCCAAAAAGGAAATAAGTTTTCTTTGCAAGATAGCCTATTAACTGCGTGGTGGAAAAAGATATCTTCACCTAAATAAACTCCACAATGATTAGGTACTGGAGAGTTTACCGAAAAAGTAATAAAATCATTTTCTTTCATTGTCTCTACTTTTTTAAAATCCCATGTTTTAATGTAATCTTCCGAAAAATAATTAATATCTTTTAACCACCAATGCTCTTCAAAAGGTATTCTATTTGGGATGTCTAAACCTTTTTCTAAGTAAAAGTCTCTAGCAGCCTCAAAGCAATCATTTGTACCAAACTCATACTCTCTTCCATATAAACTTTTTGTTTTACTTTCTGGGACTAGCTCATACATTTCCATATTTGGGTAACTAAAAATGTAATACTTTAAACCTGTAGCATTACAATATTTAATATCAAAACTGCTAGGTTTACAATCTCCGTCCGGATGGCTATGAACAGTGGCGACTATATCACATCTTTGAGCTATTTTTAAGTATTCTCTAGAGTCGAAAATAAACTCTTCGGTTCCTGTAGAAATATTTTTACAAGGAAACCACTCTAATTTACCTTTTACAACTCCTAATAAACCACAACCCTCTCTAGGGTATTCTTTTTTAAAATGTTCTTCTATTTGCTCTAAAAACTCTATCATTTAAACTTGTCACTCCCTGGGAAAGCTCCAAAAGGTAAATTTCTCGTTGAAACGTCTCCAGTTAATCTATTACTTTGATGATTACTTCCAAATCTTATTTTACAGGCTTCTAAAGTTTTTTGACAACTATCAGCAATTGTCCAATAGCTGGAAATTAGAGCTGGAGTTTTACTTGCTGATTTATCGTGCTGTCTTATACACTTCCAAACAGTTCTTTCGTGTTCTACGTAGTCTCCTACATCAATCTGAACAGAATTGCTTAATGAAGTCCAAACGTCATAAAAAAAGACTTGCTGCCAATAAGCACTTCCAACTGTTTCCGGGCTTTGACCTGTAGAGGATCTATCAGATCTGTAAATAAAATTGTTTAAAGTTACAAAATTCTGCGCACTATAAGTAGTACCTGAAAGCCACGCATTGGCAGTAGTACGTAAAATTAAAGGCTCATTATACTCTGTGAAGTAACTCCTATTATTACTTTTTATAGGGTCCCAATCACAAGCTCCGCAAAGTTTATGTGAAGCAGTATAATTAGGATCTAAACCTCTATATACCCAACTACAATACTTTCCTACCACAACTCTTCTAGGGAGTTGTATATTATTTAGATCAAAAGGGTTTGTTAACTCATATTTTATATATAAACTATTTTCTTCTGATATTCTATCTATAACATAACTTTCTTCCGGAAATTCTGTAGGGGCAGAGCTGCTGCTTCCTGAACTAAGATACTTCTCTAGAGTTCTTCTTCTAGTTAGTCTTGCTCCTACTATTTCATCAGCACTTATATCCCCTAAATCAGTTCTAAACTCTGATAGAACATTTGCTACTGTTAGTACAGGTCTTGCAGGTGCTCCATCTCCTGTTACCTCTATACCTTTTAATTCCAAAGGTAAGGCTACGTAAGTTCTTGTAGTGTAAGGAGCTTTAGAGTCTCTAAAGGTTATTTCGGATAGGTTGGATCCTACTCCTGGATGGAAGTATAGAGTTGAGGAATTATTGTCTCCAAACTCTAATACATATAAATCCAATAGACCACTAAGTACCTCTTGAGATTGTAAATCTGTTGCTATTATATTTGTCATTAGCTTTCATATACTCTTTTAAAAGTTGCGTTACAGCTATAAAAATTATCTTGTACATATACTTGAGACCAAGAAGTACAAACTACCTTTATAGTATTTTCAGCTGCGGCACCCGCAGAATCTTGAGCTGTTGCAGGAATAGTAAAGTCAAATTTAGTAACAGCGGCTCTTATATTAAAAGTTTCTACTATTGCGTCTATTTCTTTTCTACCTCTATTACTAAAAGCTACCGCATACTCTTCTTTAATATTATTTATACCTTCTACTATTCTCTGCTCATAACCATCTCCGAAAGAGATTTGCCTAACTGAAGGAGTTACGGTTCTTGTCATATTTTTATCGGGAATGACTCTTGTGCTATTAGGCATGCCTACATTGTTTTCAAGTAAAAAACCTAGTGCCATTATGATGCTCCATAGGGATTAAGCATCCCTCCTGATCGTTTTTGATTTTGTAATTCGTCTCTAACTGCATTTGCAACGGCTCTACCTAGTTTTTCGTTATCAGCACCTCCGTTATTACCTTGGGTGCTTGTTGTTCCGTCTGAAGCTACGTTTACTACGATATTATTATTCTGTTCACCACCACCTTTCATTTCTACAGGTATTTTTTTATTATTCGGTAATGGTACTACAGCTTCTGTACCGTGTAGTATCGCAGGATAGCCACCAGTAGATCCAGAAGCTACGCCTCCAGCTGCATAGCCTGATATTTTTGAGCCTCCTGGACTAAAAATACCTCCATCTCTAGCGGCTCCTACTCCTCCGAATCCGAAGAGACTCATAAATCCACTACCAAGGTCTCCTAGTATGTCTCCTAGACCTCCGAATATACCTTTGAGATCTGTGCCGGCATCTTTAAATATATTACCTATACCTTCCAAGAAAGGGGTATCTCCTGAAAATATATCTTTTAGATTTGCTGTGAATCCTGAAAATAATCCCTTTAGAGTACCTGTTCCAGCAGCACCTGTTCCTGTTGTTACAATTTCATCTACAGTTATGCCGCCTCCGGTAATTGGCGAAGTTATACTACCATCTCCTACTGATGCACCTACCGAAGTACTTATACCACCCCCTATGGAAGGTGCCTTTACAGCTCCTAAAGAAGACTTAGGCTTAAAGAAACCACTTATACTTGATCCTATATTAGTACTAGAACTAACTCCAGTAGCTGTAGTATTACCTCCTAATGCTGCAGTATTTGCATTTAGTGCTGCAGTATTACTATTCATTGCAACCTCTAAAGTTTTTTCAGGGCTTCCAAATATAAAGTCTGTGAACATCTTTGCAGCTTGTTCGGCTAATTGATCTGCTACTGCTTCTACTGCTGATTTTGCAATAACTTTAAAAGCATCTTTAATACTACTCTTTTCTCCTTTGATAAGAGCTGCGAACTCTGTTTTAGCTGTTCCTTCAGCGGCAGCTTTTGCAGCGTCTAACTGTCTAGCACTTTCCAGTGTAAGTCTTTCTGCAGTAAGTAATTGTTCTTTTAGCAGATCTAGTTTATCCTGCTCTGCAATCATTTTTGTATCATCGGTAGAAACATCGTTCTTTTTAAGTATAGCCATCGCTTGTTCTATTTTTAACATTTCATTTCGTAACTTTAATACATTACTTTCTCTTGTCAGTTCTGCTACTTGTAAAGGACTTTTTCCTCTGGAAATAGCGGCCATAGATATTTCTAGTCTTTTTTGTTTGCTTGTAATATCAAACTCTTTTTGTCTTATATCTACCGACTGTGCTTGAAATTTTGCAATAAGTTCTAATCTTGTTAATTTGCCTGCCGCTTCGACGGTCATATTTAAAGCTTCTGCAATAGCTGCTAAATCAGCACGACCTTTCTCAGTACCATCAAAAAAGTCAGAAGCTGAGCTATCGAAAGTTAAAGTTGAAAGTTGATCTGTAAACTGTCTATTAAAACTTAAAAACTTACTAAACTGCGAGGAGGTTTGTTTTAATTCTTCTTTAAATTTACGAAACCCTTCAGCAGACTGTCCGATGCCTTTAATTGCACCTGCCTGTGCGGCAAGAACTGGATTTAGTTTTGCGGCTTCAGCATTAACTTGAGAAAATCTAGTTTGTAGTAGTTTTACAGCAGCATCATACTCTTCAGCGGTAGAGGGAATTGTTCCTGAAATTATATCAAGAGGTTTTTTCAATTCTACAATACCTTTTTCTACTGCTTTACTACCCTTAGTTGCTTTTATTCCAAAGTCTGCAAAAGCAGTAGACTGTAGTTTAATAGTTTCATATACTTCCATCATTGAAGCAGCTACTTTTTCATTCTGCTCTGGAATCTGAGCTACACTCTTTTTAACATAACGTTTTATATTATCTTCACCTCGTTCCTGTACGTACATTTCTTTTAAGAAAGTGTCTCCAAGTCCTTGTGCCATCCCTTCTACACCACCGAATGAGAAGTTAGAAAGAATATTTGCTTGTTTTACTAAAGTCTCCATAGGAGAAGCTGCTTCTTTAAATCCTCTTATTAATTTGCGAACTTCTTCATTTTGATTTCTGAACCTTTCTTCTAGTGCCTGTGCACTTTTTTCTATTTCTTTAATGCGGTCATCTTTTAAAGTATTTAGTAACTCTTTTACAAGAGTAATAGCAGTGTATAACATACCAATAAATGCAACAGCACTTAGAAGTTTATTTACACCGGATACCATAGTTGCTGTAGCCGCTTTTATTAAACCCATAGTTTTACCGTGCTCTGCCTGTAAAGCTGCAAGATTAGCTTTCCAGTTAAGATACCATGCTTGTACACCAGTCTTTTCTTTTGCAAGAGCACTCAGGTGAGCTGCTTCAATTATTTTAATATTTTTCATTCTTGCAGACTTTTCCATTCCATCTAAGTTAATTACGGTGGAAGTTTTAGATTGGTGTGCTTTTTTAAGTCGTCGAAGAACATCTTCGTCAAATGTCCCGTCTCTCATTTTATCAGCGGTTGCACCTTTACCTGCTATACCTGCTAAATCCTGGGTTGCAGATTTAGCTAGCTCATCAACACCTGCCATTGCAGGCATTGCCGGCATTAGTGCTCTACCTATAGATAGTCCTAATACACTGAATGCAGCTGCAAGTCCATGAATATTGTTTGCTAGTGCTCCTGATATAAAGCTTGATATAGGATCTATGAACTCTCCTATCTGCTTTACTAAGTCAGTGAAACCTTTTCCTAATCGAGCAACTTGGTTTACATTAGCCCCTACTTCATCAAATTTTTCTACACCTTGAGCAAGTACAGCATTTACCACTGCTTGAGATTTTTCAAACTGTGTTAGATCTTTTGCATTTTTTCCAAGTGTTCTTGAGTAGTCTTTTGTAACTTTATCAAGACGAATAATAATACCAAGTTCGTCAAGTAGTTCTGGTTCTGCTTTGATTGCACCTCGAGTAAGGCGATTGAAAGAATCTGTTAAGTCTCTACCTAAGGCTACAGAAGCATTTTTTGCAACTCTAGCAAGACCCGTAAGTTGGTCGTTTGATAGACCTGCAGCTTGCCCGATAGCAGCTGCTTGTGAAGCATCGTTAAAAGCTAGTATTCCACCCGTAGCTTCTTGAATACGGTCTGTCAATAGTTTCATTGACTTACCAGTTTTCATAGCATAGGCTTCTTGGCCTCGTGTTAGAGCTGCAACATCACCAGCTCTCTTAAGAAAGCCATATGCCGCAGATATAGCAAATATATTAGCAGCAAGAGTTGCATAGGCGGCTACAAGGCCGCCGGTACCTTGTGCCATTTTAGAAAAGTTTTTAGTAGAGTTTGAAGATGCTTGAGCAGCACCTTTAAGGTTTCTATCTGCTGTGCGGGCGCCTTTGCCTACATCATCTAGTCCCTTAGCTGCTTTTTTAGATTCAAGACCTAACTTTTTAGTTCTGCCTTTATCATCTACTTCTACATCTATCTCAATTTTATTCTTTGCCATTAGCCTTTTACGTTATGAGTGAAGTTTTGTCCACTGCCTGCAGATCGTTTTCTTTCCTCTGCCTTACGTTTTTGTTCTGCTTTTTCTGCTCGATAGTTTACTATAGTGTTTTCGTACATTTTCATAATATAGATGACAGTTTTTGGCTCGTCTACATTGTATAGCTTAAATAAGTACTCTATGTTCGACCATTTTTTTCCTAAATAACTTCCGGATGCTCCATCCCAGGTATCCTCTAAAAAGCCAAATATAAAAAATGCCACTTGAACCTCTACGGGAAAATCCGAAGGCTCTAGCGGCATCTTATTGGGGTCGGGCTCTTGATTTAACTGTTCACAAATTTTTAGATATTTGTCAATACTTAAAGAATCTTCCTCTTTTACGTATCGTTCAAGTAACCCCTGTATGAGGGCTACTTGTTCCCAGTAAAATTTTCTAGATCACTCACTGTTTCTGTAACCCAATTATCAAAATCACCAGAGTTTTTCATAAGTAACTCTGCATTTTCTTGGGTAAAGGGCAGTTGATCGTTAGCGTCAAGAGCTGTTATATCTACCAATAGAAGCTCTTCCAAGTACCGATATTTTAAGCCTGACCATCCTTTAATCACTGCCTTACAGTATTCTGTTAAAAACTTTTCTTCTTCTAAAACTTCTTCGGGTTGACGAGTTTTTTTATTAAATTTAGTAGTTACACATCTTTTACGTAGTTTTACTAGCTCTTCTCTTGCTAAGTAACATAGCAAGACTTTCATGCCTGCATACCCAGGGAAGTCAATGCTAACTGTTTTACTAGGAGTCATAAGACTCGCTAAAGAAACGGGTTTGTCGCTCATTTTATAATTATCCTTTAAAGTTTGTGGAATAAAAAAGGGGGTGAAAATCACCCCCTGTTTCGATTTTCTATTTCATAGTATAGTCTAAAAGACCATAAATGTCAAGAAATATTTTTTACTACCTAAGATGTTACTGCATTGTAGGTGAGTTTAGCTTCATAACTATCAGCTGTACTTCCTGGATCTAAACTATCGGTCAAGCCGTGGAATGCAACATCTAAAGAAATAACATCTTCAATAGAGTGTGTGGGCACTTCTAAGTGACATTGTGATAGATCTACTTTTAAGCTAGGTGTTCCAGTACCTCCAATGTTAAAAGCCAAACTAAAGTCATTAGTAACTACATTAGTTTTTGAAGCAAGATCAGTAAATAATTGATCACTGTCCCCATTGTTAGTACTATCTAAATAACAAGTAAAATTACCTGTAATATTACGAGCACCAGTAACATGTCCTAAAGGTTTATCAACTTTTCCTAAAGTTTCAGGTGTTAAGAAAGTAATATTATTGTTAAAGGAAAGACTACCGCCTGTAAGTATAGCATTATAAACGCCTGCACCACTTCCAGGGAAGTTAGTAGTATCTGCAGCTGTAATAGTTAAAGACGTTAGTCTATTACGAATAAAGTTGTCAGTAGAAGAAATACCATCATTAATTGTTACTGAACCTACACTTTCTTCTGTAATTGCTGAACCAAATCCTGACCAATTAATAGTTGCTACACCGTCAATATCAAAGTCAATAGTTGCTTCATTTACACAACAGCCTGTGAGTTTATATGTCTTACTATCGATTTTAAAGAATAAATCAAAAGTACCTAATTCAGATACTTCAGAACCTGTCCAGTCTATTACGGCTGTTGAGGCACCGTTAGTAACTCCGTTCGACCATGTTGCAGCAGCGCCCGAACTTGCACTAGTTAAAGAGTTTTTTGCTACAAAGTTAGCCCATAGAGCTTCTTCTACAGAGTGTACTGAATTTGCGCTGTATCCGTTATCCCAACCGCCCGCTGTAGTTTTTGAATCTATAGGTCTTACATAAGTAGAAAAAGACCATTCAGCAGGTGAAAGAGAGTCGTTGAACATTCTTTTACTACGTCTACTTTTAGTAGACGCAGAACCTTCTCTTGCTTCTGCTAAAGTTACTTCTGAAGTATTAGTTCCCTGTGAAAACGAATAGCCTTCTAGAACAGGGATTTCAAAAATATTAGTTCCTTGTTGCAAGTAAACTTTTGTATCTCTGCTAAAAAATAATGACATTAGTGTCCTCCTGCGTAGCTAATTACTAGCTCGTCTGTACTTTCCATATTAGAAGGTAATGCGTGGAAGGTTGTTTCGAGAGAAATAACGTCTTCAATGCTATGCGCTGGAACTTCTAAATGACAGTTAGCCATCTTAAATTCTACTGCGGGCACTCCTTCAGTAATACCTCCACCTATTGAAAAGGTTAAATTAAATTTGTTAGTAATAGTACTTGTAGCCCCTAAAACATCGCTAAATAAGTCTGCACTCGCTCCCTCTTCTGCATTTAAATAACAAGTTACAGATCCTCCAACAGTTCGTGTTCCCGTAACATGGCCTAGAGGTTGATTAACTACACCTAAAGTTTCTGGAGTAATATAAGTAATATTATTATTGATATTAATGCTTCCTCCAGTAAGAGTTACTCCTGCTGTTCCGCCGGTATTAAGAGAGGAAACTGATAAGTATGAAACTCTATTTCTAATATAGTTAGAATCTTGATTAATGCCTGTTACTGTGATCGGGAAAGCACCCTCACTTGCTGCCATATTTGCACTATTTGAAACGTGTACTGAAGATGCACTATAAGCCGGTGAAGCAGTTTTTACCCATAAATCATCGCCTTTTGTAGCTCCACTAGTAGGTGCTGCATCTTGAACGTATACATTTACTTCTTTAATAATTTTTCCAAAGCCGGCCCAGTTAAGGGTTGCAATACCATCAATATCAAAATCAAAAGTAGCTTCATTTACACAACACTCTTCTATTTTGTAGGCTGTTGCAATAGTACTAGAATGTGCTGAATCGGAAGAATCTCCCATTAAGAACCAAATATCGGCGGTGCCTAAAGTTGTTTTATTAGACTCTGCAAAACTAATATCTTGTTTATTTGTACCCTGGCTAATATAAGCTGCGCCCGAGGCTGACTGAGATTTAAAACCTAAAGAAGTATAATGAGGTTGTCCTGCAATTAATGCCCAAAGTACTTGCTCTACTGATTGATCTTTACTATTATCTGAGTCGTAGTAAGGTCTTGCGTAAGTTGAAAAAGACCATTCTGCTGGTGCATATGAGTCATTGAACATTTGACGTGCTCGACGACTTCCCCCAGTAGCATTAGCCATCTCGTTAATAGAGACCTCTGAAGCGTTAGTGGCTTGAGAGAATGAAAATCCATCAAGTACAGGCAGTTCCCATACAGTATCTTGGCCCGTTATCTTTATGAAGACTCTCGTATCTCTGCTAAAAAATAATGAATCTGCCATAGTTTTCTCCTATGTTTCTTGAAAAGACTTGGAATTGAACATTTGTTCTTACCAGTATTTTCTAGTATCGAACCTCTATGAGTATTTCTCCTACTCCTAAAGGCTCTAATACACCTTCATCAGTATCAATACTGACTATTGTGATTTGTTGAGTGTATTGAGTCGTACCTGTACGATCTGTATACGCTAGTCTTGAGTTATTTTCGAGTACGGTTTCCACATCTTCTAGCAATTCGTCTAATGCTGTAACTGCGTCCTCGTCTTGTACATAACATCTTACTGTTATGTTTAAAAAGCGGTCTTTATATCCACCGCCTTGATATTCCCTGCTCTCTGAACCTGCGTTAAGATGAATTGCTGGAAATTCTTCTACCTCGTCCCAAAACTTTAGTCGAGGAGACACATTCTCGGATACATCAGATAAAAATGCACCAGTGCCATTTATGTCTTTTAACTTATCAACGATGCCAGCAACTATGCCTAAACGTCTTGTTGTATAGTCTCTTGTTGCCATTACTGTCTCCTAGTGTAAAATCTGCCTATTGCGAACTGTGCTGCTATTTCTCTAATAGACTTATCAATTAAAACTCTGGGGTCTCTATTTCCATCTGACCAGGGTGGTCTACCTGAACCGTCTTCAAAAACCTGATAAGGATTCTTTGCATAAGTATATCCTATACTTGGAAAACCTTTTTTGGTTGTAGTAATATCTGTAACTCTAACACTTTCTGCAAACCTACCAGTTTGATTTTCAAGAGCTGGAGGACCCATATTCTTTCTTACTGTGTTTGGTAATTCTTTATTTATTATACCAATCAAATGTAAAGGGCTTGAAGCAGTTCCACGCTTTGGCTGTGTTTTCTTTCTTTTTGTTCTCTGTGCTGCTTTTGGTATTGCAGCTTTTGCCAAAGTATTATTTCTTGCCGCACCCGATTTTGCTTTTTTCTGAGATGCTTTTGCAGACCTTTTCTTTAGTTTTGGTTTAACAGCTTTAGTAGTTTTTAAATTAGGCTGTTTCTCGTATTCACTCATAGCCGCATATTCGGCTTGTTTTGTTTTAACTTGCTCTATTGAGTCTGAGCCTTTCAAACCTTTAATAGGAGTAGAATCTTGTAATCTGTCAATAGCTGCTTTTAGTTGTTTTTTAAGCTTTTGCTTATCTTCAGCAGCCATAAAACCTAAGGTTTGGTTTTCTACTCTACTTTGTGCTGTAAAAGTATGATGGTCTGATTTATCATCCCTTACAAAATGTAGGTCTATTCCTAATGCAGCTAAATTGCTTTTTAGAACCTCTTCACTTGCCTTCTCAGTATAAGTTTTATTCATGGCTCTATCAATAGCATTACGCACATCAGTTTCTAAAATACCTTCTCCTTCGATATGACCACCTTCAATTAGGTCTGAGCCATATTGTATTTCTTCATCACTGACTTTAAGAGTACGTTTAAACATTCTTTCTTTTTTATCAAACCTACCTTTTATTTCTGTTTTTGTGAGCTTTTGATTGTATTCCTCTTTCATAAACTCATTTAAGTCAAGAGCAAAACTATCTAACTCCTCTTTATACAACTTCTTTAGTTTGGTAAAGTTATCATAGTTTTTATTTTTCTGAGGATTTACCTCTTGAGCAAGGCTTACTCTAATTGAGTGCTGGTTACCTCTAATAAGAACTCCACGAGTCTTTTTAAATTTTTGTGCTTGCACTCTACAAGCCGCTAAAATACTATATGCCCCATCATTTATTTTCTTTTGTACAGGGCCTTTGTCAAATATGTCTAAGATCTTTCTTTCTTTAAATTCTTTTCGTAGTTCTCCTGCTAGAGAACTGGCATTAAAGAAAAAGTTTAACTCGTTTCTATCTGCTTCTTCCTTACGGAAAACAGAACTACTTCTTCTTAACTCGCCCTGTAGCTTTACTAAAAAATCTTCGAGACTCTTTCTACTCATTAGAAGTTTTTATATAGATCCAAGACTCTTTTAATGTGGTCAGGGAACGCTACGTTATTACGCTGACTTGAAGATGACTCGTTTTGTATACTAGCACCTGCTAATGTTTGACGAGCTTTATGTTCATCTTTTAAGTAGTAAGTAATTAAGTCAAACACTGCTAATTTTAAATCTGAAGGACAAACTGCATAACCTGCTGTATATTCTACCCTAACAGAGGCTGGTCCTGTAGGCCAGTTTCTTGCAGTACCAGTCGTATTAACTCTATAAACACTATCTGTAGAACTTTCTAAAAAATATTCTGAAGTAGGTAATCCTGTATAAGAATCACTGTAACTATCTCTAATATTTACAGACACAATACTGTTTGCAGGACTTTCTGTTAATTGTACTAAATTAGTTCCCCAGTTAATACTGAAGTTTTCTACGTGTGTTGCTGATAAAATACTGTTTCCACAATAAGTTTTTACTAATTGACTCACGGAAGTAATTAAAGACTCAATGCGCTCATCTTCTTTTACGCTATTGATTCCTTTATTAATCTTATATTCATTTAAAGATACTAAATTTGCCATATTCTATAAGTCCATTAGTAAAAACTTGAGGGAGGCGAACCTCCCTCTCGTTTTATTGGTTAAAAACCAAATTATGCGCCGCTATATTCAACCTTAACTGCTACATTACCAGTTAGTTGAGTTTTAGTTAGACCCAACGACTGAGAAGCAACAATAATATTACGTTGATTCATAACTTCATAGTCCTGTTCAACACTTACGCCACGAAGACGTGGAACTACGTAACCACGAGTATATACAGCTAGAGCAGAAGTAACGTTTGCTGCGCCAGTTTTGAACTCGTTAGATACAATTACGGGAGAACCGTATAGAGCACCTACAGTACCAGTTACTTTAATAGCAAGCTCAGTACCTACTTCATCAAGAGTTTGGAAGTCACCATCACTTAATAGATCATAGTAGGCATCTTGGCTAACGATATAAGTAACATCTGCTGGATTCAAACCATATAGACCCATTTGTTTACGTGCGTCTAATAGTTTAGCGGAAGTAACTGTAACTGCCGCTGCTGAACCAGCTGCGTTAGTACCAGATTCTACTGCGTCTGCAACAAGACCACTGATGTTTGCTGCGTTACCATGAAGGAATGAGTACTCTACTTGCTTACCATGAGCACGTGCAATGCTCTCAGTAATCATTGGCATCAAGTTCACTAGAACTGACTCATCTACATCGTTATCGATGAAAGAAGTCGAGATCAAACGATCTGTGTTCATAATTACTTGTTTTGCTTTATAAGCACTTTGAGCACCACCATCAGAACTAGCACTAGCTAAAGTACCAGCTTTCTCGGTATCACCTGGAACACCAGTCCAGTTTGCGCCTTGACCATCAGGCTGAATTGGTAGTACAGTAGACTTACCATTTACAGTGATTTCACGGAAAAGAGCTGCAACTTTAAGTTCAGATTGAATTTCTTTCTCAATAAGATTAGAAACTTCCTGATCAATATCAGCTGCTTCAGCAGTATAATTAATACCAGCTTTTTCTTGAAGGTCTTGAGCAAAACGAGTGTTCATTCCTTTACCAGTAATAGTACCAAGTAAAGAAGCGTGCATAAACTCTTTACCAAACTTACTTAGATCGCCAGCACCTGAACGGTCAGCAAATTGGCGCTTACTTTTAGACATAGCTTCGATTTCAGCATTTTTCTCTGCTAGGTCTTTTTGGAAAGAGGCAACTACTTCTTCGATTTTAGCGTCTTTTTCATTAAGTTTCGCTTCAACGTCTGCCATAAGCTTTTCAACACCTGATTCTACACCAGAGTTAATAACTGTTTTAATTGATTCTGCTTCTAAAGCTTTCGCTTCGTCTGCTTCTTGAGCTGCTTTAGCTTTTGCTTCATCAGCTGCTTTTTGCTCGGCTTGCTTCATAGCAATCTTAGCAGCAGTGTCTTCTGCTACTTGTTTTGCAAAAGCTTCCAAGTCGATGTCTTTATTGTCCATCTTGATCTCCTGATCTGCGGATTTCTCCGCGCTTTTCGGTGCGTCACTAGCTATGCTAGAAGTATTAACTTCGTCCTTAGCCAGAGACTGACCGGCTAGATCTACACGATTTGTGAAAGTTTTTTTGAATTCATCGTACTCTTCATCTGAGTCAAATGACTTCGCGAGCGAAAAAGTAGCTGATTGATTGCATGGTACAGATACTACCGATACCTCAAACAACTCAGCATCCTTAATCTTTAGTCCGTCGGTTTCCTCTAAATAATCAGCGTCCTTGACCCGGAAACCCACGGAAAAGGCTCCAAGTACGCCGTCTTTAACAAGTTGCGCCACATTTGCTGGTGCAGCCTTACTAATTTTTGCTTCAAGCTCCAAGCCATCAGGACCGGCTTTCAATCCTGTAGCTCGACCAATAGGTTTATCATAGTCGTGATTAAACAAGATAATTGGGTTTTTCTCAAAATTTGATAATCCACCTTTCTGCCAAGCTTCGCATGAAATTGAATCACCCGCGCGATCAAAGTCTGCTGTACTTGCCATACCACGAATCATCACAGAACCATCATCGGTTTCGTGAGATTTAAAAGTAGATGTTAAATTAAAGATTTTATTCATCTTCTATTTCCTTTTTAACCGAGACTTTAGGTATTGGCTTTTTAACTACTTTCCTAACCTTTGGTGCTACGGGCTTGGGTGGAGGTTCAACAATTTTCTCTGTTATTATTTCCTCCCATACTTCAGGAAGATTGACCTTAATAAGTTTTACTACTCTAGGCCATCTCCCAAAATGGTTATTTACTGCTCTAAGACTAACGGAAGCGTTCGTTAATTTTCCATATTCCTGCTCCGATAGCTCTTTTCCGGCTTCTAACATATCAAATGCTATAGATTTTAGTATTTCTGATCTTACTCTATCTCTTGCCACTATTCTGTTCCTTCATCTGTTCCTGTATTTTCGGTGGGTCTGCCGCCTTCACTAGGGTTAGCCGCAGATCCTGCTATATTTGCTGGTACTCTTATATCTTCAGTGCCTTCTATACTATCAAAACCAAGTCTTTCTCTGGCTTCTGCCGGAGTAATAATTCCTCCATTTACTAGAGAGGTATAATAAGCTGCTGAATCTCTCAACTCTGGTTGTAGTGCAGGAATATCTGAGATATCCTCTTTTATTTCAAATCCAAAGTATCGTTCTAGTCCAAAATTTAACTTTCTTACAATCGGTATAATGGTTTCTAAATAATACATTCTCATATTTGGACGAATATTTGCATTATTCCCCGAGTCTAATAAAATGGGAGGAACTCCTAAAGCTTTTAGTATAATTTTTTCATTTTCTGAGATTGCTTCTTGGAAGTCTAAATCTCTAAAACTTGTATTTGAAAGCTTATCTACTTCTATACCACCGTCAAGAATGAGAGGTCTTCTTCCTCCTGCTGTTGGATTATATCTGGCTTGCCAAGATACCATCATACGTTCTTTAATTTTTTCTGAAAGAGTATTTGGTGATTTAAGTACTAAACCTGGTATTGCTCCATTCTTGAAAAAATTATCTTGAAACTCTCTCATATTCTTCATAAGTATCATTGTACGAAGAGCAGGCTTCAAGCGAGAGATGCCTCTATAAATAGAGTAAAAAGAATTATCTTTAATATGAATAATCTCATCCGGCGAATAATCTACTGTTTCATTAAAAGTAAATTTTTCAATATAAGTATCTTTGCTTGCATGAATATTCATTTTATTTGCAGGTAAATGATATAAATGAACTCCATCAAAATAAATAAATATGTTACCATCAAGTAAGAAATCAGTAATTAAGTTACGACGAAAAGTACTAATGTCTTGAAAAGGGTTAGGCTCTTTATTAAGTAGTAAATCAACTCTGGAACGCTTTACTCCTTTTACTACACCTTTTACACCTGTTGCAGGAGGTAGTATAGTAGTAGGAATTGCAGCTGCATCATCTACTATTAAATTAACTCCTCGATTTACAATTTCTAAGTCTTCATAAGCTTTTTCATAACTAGTAAAGTTTTCTCGGGTATTTTCTATTTTATGGTCAAAATACTGTTGAGCAGGATTTAACTTCTCTTCGACTTCAACAGGTTTTTTGCTAAAAGGATTATACCAAGCCATGTTTTTCTCTTTGAATCTTTACCCAACGCATCTGCTTTGTAGCTGTAGTCAGTGCTGGATCTTTACCGTAAATTGAATGAAGTTTTAAATGATGAGTATGACACAAAGTAGCTGTGTGATCATATAGCTCAGCATGATGCTCTTCTATAAAATCATCCCGAAGTGCTTGAATATACTCGGGATTGTGATTGTTATCTTTTATCCATTTGTTTAACAAAGGTGTGAGACTGTAAAAGTGGTGAAAGTCTAACTGCTCTGTTGCACCACAAATCTCGCAAGAGGAACCCTTCTTATACTTGGACTTTGCCTTGTCTCGTACATACTTTACAATGTCACGTTTTAACTTAGGCATTTTCCTCTGGTTCCTTTATTTTTCATTTAAAGAATTATATCTAGTTTAAGCTAACTTGTCAATA